TACAACTTGCGGAATTCATCCTTACGCATCATTGTTGTGATTAAGCAACGGTCAGCGTCAGACCCGTCTGGTAGGACTGAATTGGGGTCAAAATAAACGGTAAAAGGATTGTCTATTGCATCAATGTAGATTTCCTGATCAAACGAATCCTCTGAAATGTAATCAGTTCTGACCCGCATATAACCCCAACCCATGCGAACTGCATATTCAAACGCATTGTCGTAAGCATGATCAGCGTTGGAGTTAACCTCAATGTGCCGAATAATCCCGCTAATGGTCTGTGCGTCAACCATGTCTTCATGCGTATTTGTTGCATGAACCTTAATTCTTGGGCGTTGTTGTCGTTGTTGATTAGAGACTTGGCGGCAGTAATTGTCCACCTTGTTCACCGTGATAACGGGACGGGACTCAAGATTACGGGAGTTTTGCAGTTCAACAGGCCATTGATCACCACCGCCAAACTTCAAGTCATCTAATGCCTCTTGACGGTTCATTGTGTCTGCGTCATTGGCAAACTTCAGAAACTCTACTGCTTCTTGAATTCGTGAGTCGTAATCATCAGCCATGATGTTGCCCTAAGTGATTTGGAGTCATTTTAACTCATCCAAGAATGTTGACCACCATAATTTAAGTTCAGTCTTGGCCTTCTAGCCTGTCTCGGCTCATTGACCATCAAACCAATATACCTAAACGCATCAGCGCCATGCGAATAATTGTCGTGTAGTGGCGTTCTACTGAATTGCTTAGTCTCTGGGTCTACATCGTAACGGTAATGCCTGAGACATTGCAAGCCTTCGTGACAGTTCTCACGGTCAAACCAACAATTGATAAAGATTGTCCTGGCTGCATTGATTGAGTCAAGAATAGGCGTTTTGGGGATTATCTTAGTTTTATACCCAGCTGCTCTAACAATTTCCTCAATGCTTCTGCCGTTGGCTGCAAGGGTTTTGTTCTCGGCATCGTGTGGCAGCCATAGGGTGTCGTACATATACCCAAACGTCTGCATCTTAGCCAGGTAGTCGCTCATGGTCTGCTGATTGCCCTCAATGTAGCGAATCAAGCGGGTTTCCATGCCAATGAACTGTAAGAACCAAATGGCTGTGGCATCAGACCACCCAAGGTCAAAGATGGCGTGAACTGGCTTAGTCGGATCATAGTTAACCTTTGTGATTCGCCCATCCAACTCTGCCATTTGCATTTCTTTGGCAAAGATAGCCCCATCTACCGTCTGTCTGCATAAACCTTCCCAAACCACGTTATAAGCCTGTGGATCACGGTGTTTAAGCGCATCCTTCTCAAGTTTCAGCGTTTCGGGAAACCACGGGTTATCTGACCAGTTGACCTTTTGAACAATGCAGTTCTCAGGCGGGTTCAAAACAAACCTTTGGTAAGTCTCATCAGTTTCCAACTCAGGGTTAAAAGTTATCCATATTTCTGAGTTTTCTTTACGGATGGTAGGAATCAGCACGTTCCACGACATACGGCTGGTTGTTTGGGCTTCCTCAACCCAGCACACATCAACGCCTTCATAGGACTTGACATTAGCCACATTGTTTTTCAGGCCAACAAAGCTAAACTCTGTGCCGTTCTTTGCCCTGATTGATGCCTGGGTGATTTCATAGAACCCCAATAGTCCTAAAGCCTCAATCTGATCGCAAAGCAGCTTGTGAACTGAATCTTTGATAGATGTTTGGAATTCACGGGCGCAAAGCACTCTTAATGGACTCTGAGCGCCTTTAATCAATAACGCCCTAGCAACCCCCCAAGACTTTGCCCCGCCTCGTCCACCGTATAGAACTTTATAGCGTGATGGCTTAAACAAGCATTGCAGCTTTAACGGGAATTCCGCTTTGGCAATGGATTGGGCTACTTCACTCACTTGGCTTCACAAATGACACTTGAATGCCTGACAGAAGCGGTGCGCCATCAGCGCCTGTGATTTCTTGTTTCACTTGCTCACGGTACTTTTTAGGGAATCGTGCAGCCATTGACCTTGACCAGATCGTAGCGTTCAATCTCGGCCCATCCTTAGTCTCAACCATGTAAGAATCGGCTTGATCTTCCCACCAGGCTTGCTCATGTTCCTTGGCTTCTGTTAAGGCGTGCAAAAATTCTTCATGTGAATCACGCCATTCGTACATTGTCCTAAGTGAAAACCCTAACCTAGAAGCGATCTGTTCCACGCTTTTGCCGATTTTGCCCAAGGCTATGACTTCCTCACAATACTCAGGTTTGTAAAGGGATGGTCTACCAACAGGGCGTTTTTCTTCGGTCATACGTCTGTAACTACTTCGGGGTCAGTTTGCTTATCAAGTTCAGCCAACCAATAATTACAGTCTTGTAATGCACCGTTGATCATGTGCAGTTGGACTTCTAATTGTTTGCCCTGGCTCATTAGGGTTTCGATTTGCTTGTTGATTGCTTCTTTGTTCATTTTAACAGTTCCAATTTTTAAGTGATGCTTTAGCCCGTTCAGCGGGGCCTTTTGAGTTCTTTACAACGCCTTCCATCCTGGCGCAGAAACTTGCCTTGCGTCCTTCGTCCTTCTTGGTCTTAGGATTTGGGGCTGGCGGTTTCAGGTTAGCGTTGTTCTTTGCGTTGTACTCAGCACGGCCTTTAGCGGTCATTCCCGCACCTTTTTCTGTGGGGTTGTAGGTTTTACCCTTTCCAACAGTTTTATGTTCTATGGGCTTGTCGTGCTTCTTTGTAGCCATGATTATTTCTTTGCCGTTTTAGCAGATTGTTTGAAAGCAGCAGCTGTAGGTGCGCCTTTTGAGCCAGGCGTTCTCATGCGCTCTACGGGTTTGCCTTCGGCCTTTTGGCGTTCTATACGCTCTTGCTTTTTGTGGATGTTGGCATAGAGGCCAGGTTTAGTCGCCATGATTACTCCTCAACAATTGCACAAATGTCGGCTTCTTGAATGATTTGATAGTCTTGCCCGTCAATCTTTTGAGTGGGCCAGTTCAAATAATCCCCGTTACCGTATTTAACAAAGTCACCCACTTGGGTTTCATAGACCTTTGGGCCTATCGCCACAACCGTTCCCTCGTTAAAGGGTTCTTTGTTGTTAACGTAAATAATTTCTGACAGGGTTCTAACAAGTGGCTTAATCACCACTCGGTCATTCATTGGTTTTATCATGTTTAGCTGGTCTGCCTCGTTTTTTGGGTAAAAAAGAACCCGCAACTGGTGCGGGCAAAACATCCTCCTCACGGATGATGGCAACTACATTTGAAAACTCACCACACCAATCATTAGCGTGTTTGTTTTGTAATACTGGGTAACGTCTGCAACTACCCATAATCTGAGAGTCACGGAAATATTTACAAATCTCGCATTTCTCAGTCATTTTGCCTCACTAGCCAAAACTGCTTTGTTCAGTCCCGCAGCTAGGCGTTCAGCAAAACCCTTGTTTTCTAAATCAAAGGTTCTGCCTTCTTTGTAATCAGCGAACTTTTCCTGATGTTCCACGGTAGATGGCATCAGAGATTCTCTCCTTGCCGCCAATGCCGCTGCTTCTAACTCGCTCAAGTGTTTCATGTAACCTCCTACGAACTTCATTCTCCTCCAGTTTAGGTAGCTTGTCAAGCTGGCTTGCAATAGCCTTACCTTTTCCTTTGGAGTTATCAACGATTTGTATATTTACCCTGGGGTTGTTCTTGTATTTCTCTTGGAGTTCTTCAATGACTTTGCGTGCGCCAATGTGAGTCTTTAAATGTTCATCAATTGGGACGGTGCGGCCTGACCCCTTTTCTTTTTCCATGCGGCTGGCCCTGCTCAAAGCGCCAAACTCCAGCGCTTCAGCTGGGTCACGGTAGGTGTAGACAATACGAACCTTGCGCTTGGCATCTAATGCCTGTTTGATCTTTTTGTCAGCTGAATCAAACTTATTCATGTTTGTGTCGTAAATCATCTCCGACCGTTTCAAGGCGGGATCAACACTTTCCAACAAATCTAACGCTGTTGTTTTGCCAGCACCTGTCCCGCCAGCACTAAAGACAACGGTGTTATCCATGCCTTTGGGTGTGGGATTCTTTAGCTTTTCCGCATACAGCTGCTTCATAAAAGCGCTAGACGGTTCATGCACATCAGCAGACTTGGTGCGGTCTGATCTGTACTCAGGGGACATTTCCCTGGCTACGTCTGTGTTAATAATGCGTCCACCCTTTGACTCAGGATGTGCTGCATATTCCTGAATCAATTGCGGATAGGCTTGCATCAGGCGCTGAAAATACGCCTGTTCAATAGGGTTGGTAGGGGCAACTGCCCTATCAGGGGCTGGCTGTCCCATCCCCATCATGGAGGACAGGGAGACAGCCATTTTTTAACGGTACTCTGATTTGGTCTTGGTGTAGCAGATGCCGTTTGTTCTGCCAGTATTAAACTGGTGATCAGCACCCATCTTATCTTCTTTACCCATAGCCACACCGCCACGCATTTTTTCCATGCGTTCGCCTGTACGGTCAGACGATTCAGCACCTTTAGGGGGTGTTGCGCCAGTTGTGCTTTTAGCCATTGTTGTATCAGCTTTTCCCATGATTTTTCCTTGCAAAGAATTTATGGATTTGACTTTATGTCCGATATGGCACAATGTCAACCACCATTTTAACAGGA